GCTGTTGGTTGCCGTTATCACCACTTGTGCTTTGTGCAAGCGCGGCTTGGCCGCGAAACCGAATTGAGCCGAATCGAATAGGGCGAGAATCAAAACGAATGTGATCATTGACTTTGCCCTCCAACGGAAAAGCTCTCTGCTCTTCGTGCATCGGAATAACCGTGAATACGTCTTTGTTCGGCACGAAAAAACCACCTTCGACCGTGTATCCCAGCCGCCCTTTAGCCTCAGACTCGACCACTGCCGTAACGCGACGCACCGTTGTGTGCGGAACATCCTTCGGCGGCTGGAACCGGTACTGAATGAGATCGCCAACGGCTGCTTTAAGACTCATTGCCCCTCCGTACATGACTCTGCCGCGCGCGGTTCACAATTTCGGATTGAACTCCCTCAATCATGTGGTTGCAGCGTTCGCGAAGTTCGACCAACGCGAAGAGTGATTCATCGGTAGCCGCGATCGTGTTGAGGGTGTTGACGCACTTTGCAGCCGAGTTCAACAGCTCGGCAGTCTCGTCGCGACGGGCCTCAGAGGATTCGAAACCATGAACCGCTTCCTTGCGCGCTAACTGACGGTGAAAGTTGACGATGAATTCGACGATGAGACCGGAACTAAGAGGATTGAATTTGTGGACCGCTTCGATTAGTGCGCAGACGCGATCAATAGGGCTACGTTGACCGCTGGCGGTCTCACCTTGTGATTCACGGCACCAGGCATTGACGTACTTGATCGCACAACGCATATGTGAAGCAACGACGTGGGCGAATCCGCGCGGAATTAACCTATCGAGTAGTTGCCATGACTGGATCAATTGGCCTCGGGGTTGGCTGTCTTCCGCGACAAAAGACAAGTCCACTATCGAGCTTGCGTTGGCGTTTGGGGTCTGTTGAGTGGTGCGAAGTTCTTGCATAAACAAATTGCGGAACGTGTTCAGAATCGATTAGGCTGCGCGCGGTTGACACCTATTGACTGCTTCGATAGCGGCAGCCAGCCTTTTCAGTCGTTCGGGGAGGATGAAGGCGCGACCTTCGTCGGTTAAGTGGAAACGGTAATTGCAATGCTCTTCATCGAGGCAATCGCAAATGTCCTTGCGCATGCTGGAGTTCCAAATTGCGCGGGCGGCACTCAAGCTTTGCGAGAGAGAAATAAACTGATGCGTTTTGCCCTCTGGATCAGTCCAGCTAACGATTTCGCGATCAAAGCTGCCGTCGCGTTTCCGCAAGACTTCGTGGCGGGTCGTCGCTCGGTTTTTCACGCTGCTTTCCTTTCAATGGTGCGGTCGAACTTCAGGCCGCGATATTTGCGCTCAAGTTTTTTGCGAAGGCGCTCGTTCACGCGTTCGTAATTGACCACGCGCCAAATCTCTGAGTAGTGCTCCTGGGTGGCTTCGGCCACGTCCAGCAACGTGAGACCGCGCGTGATGAAAAAACCTTTGATTTGGTTAGTAGACATGCTTTAATCGCCGGTCATAAAGAATGACGAGCCGCGATAGTATCCAAAACGTCGGGTAGTGTCAATAAATATTTCGCCAAAATGCCGGACTCTGAGACGGTTGGTCAACGATTGTTGCGAGCCTTTGCCGATAGGGGAATTACTACAAAATCGGCAGTTGCGGCGGCGTTAGGCTACAAGTCGGACAAATCTATCTATAAGGTAATCAATGGCAGTCAGGAACTCGGCTTTACAGAACTCCGACTTTTTAGCGAAAAGACCGGGCGGTCAATTGATTGGCTCTTGTTCGGCAGAGAGTCTATGTCGGAGTCGTCTGGCGCAGAAAAGAAGCGGCAAGCGAACGAAAGCCAAACTAAAACACCACTCCAAAATCCTGAGGAATTACGCGATTTGATTGAAGAATATTTCGCGGTTTCTGAGCTAGTAGGGATGTTTCACTCTCTCAGTCAACGCGACCAGGCGAAGTTAGTCGGATTTGCGAAAGTGCTTGCAAAGCCTGACGAGGTTCTTGAGGCCCGCGCGGTGGCGCCGGGAACTCGAAACCAGAAAAAGGCATCTTAGCAACCACGAAAGGCGTTATGACTTTCCAGTCTACCGTTTCCCCGAAGCAGTACCTCAGCCCTCGCAGGCTGAATCATCCAAAGGAGATTCAGGTGAATGAGGTCACATCCATTTTTCGTGCGCGTATCCGGCGACGCCTTGAACGTCTGTGGCATCTATGATGGCGACGTGTTGATTGTTGAAGAAGAGATCGAGCGGCTGTTTTGGAACCAACTGATCGTGACTCAATGCTTCGACGGATTGATAGTTGAAAGAGTTCGTGAGGGCAACCGTTCCACTGAGAGTTGTCAGGGCGTGGTGACTCAAGTAATCCGCTCTCAACGAAGGATCGAACCGGTCAGGAGGTCGGCATGATGAGAATTACGATCACCATTGTGTTTGCGTTTTCGGTTGCGTCTTGTATTACGGCGCAGACGTTGAGCATTGTCGCGCCGCGAGCTGGATTGGATCGGACGGCTCAAAATCTCTCTCTTGCCATCGCGATCTATTCGTCGGGCAAAAACGTGCAACGCGCTTCTAGCCTGGTCAGGGAAATTGAAAAAGACTTAGGACCGCCATCCGCCGATTGGAGGTGGGACGATACTCCTATGTCGGCCACCGACGCGTTGCAGAAAGCGCGATATGCGCTAGTTGCCGTCGAGCACTTTGAGATAGCTAAGCGCCAGTGGAACAAATTTAGTCGTGACGAGCAGTTTGCCTTGGAAGAAACCGGAGCTGATCGATACCAGTGCGCAGCGAGAGATCGGCGCGGCAATTACGTTGGGATAGTGGTAGATCGGTGTATTAAGAATGCCCTATCGAAAGCGAAGGCGAACCGTGACTTAGCTGTCGAGTTTCTTCGTTGATAAATTACGCGGCCTGCTGTTGAAGTTTCTTTACCCAGGCTTTGAAACTGTCCTCATAGACCACCCAACCGAACTTAGTCTTCTGACCTTCCAAAGTTCCGTCTTCACACATGGCCACAAGAGTTGGCCGTGATGGAATCGGAACTATGGCCCGCGACGCGCGCAGAATTTCCTCTATCTCGCCGAGCCGCAATTGAGGACGTATCTTAAAGCCGAAATCGAACTGCATTGGCGCGTAATCTAGCACAAGTGCTTTTCGTTAACGTTATAAAAATCACAAAAATCTCGAATCGCTAAAATCTGCATCTGCCGCTCACATCGAGTGAGGCGTAGTCTGCGCCTCACCAATGAACAAGCCAAAGAAAACTGAAATCGCCGCGAAGTTGGAAGAGTGGGCCAGGAACGAACGCAAGCGCCTGCGCATTGAAGCCGATCGTGATTTAGCGCTGGAACCGCACGTCACGGCTCTTCAAAAAAAGCTCGCGCCAATTAACGAGGACGCGGAAGAGAAACTCGCGCCAGTGCTCGCAACCAAAGCCCGATTAGAAAAAGAAATTACCGACGCCATGCAGCGCGGAATTTCCGTCGATGGCGAAGTGGCGCTGCCGCAAGTCGTTACCGAACGCGCGATTGTCGAGGTGAAGACGACGACGCAACGCGACATGGACGCTAAAGCTTTCTTTGACGCCGTGAAGGCAGGCCACCGCACCAGCGAGTTCTTTGGCTGCCTGAAGGTCCTGATTGGCAAGGTCGAAAAGTATCGCTCGGATCTGTTGAAGCTCGCCAAAGAAAAGCGATCGCATTCGATCGTGATCCGATTGTTGAGTTAAGTGGGCGCGGGGTGGAGCAGTCTGGTAGCTCGCTGGGCTCATTACTCAGAGGTCGCCGGTTCGAATCCGGCCCCCGCAACCAAATCAATTCGCAGTTGAGCAGAGAAAGGGAAGAAGTTTATGAGTTTGAGTCGAATCATTGGAATTCTTTCGATTATCGCGGCGGCGTGTACCGCCTTCGCAACTGCCTTCGGCGCGATTCGTCCGCAGTGGGCCATCTATGCCGTCGCTGTAGCCGCGATGATCAACGCGTTCACTGAACGAGTGCAGGGCGGCAAGAGCACGATGACGATGATGCTCTGTGTTGTGCTGCTCGCCTCGCAGTTGGCGTGCGGACCGCCGAGTAAGAATACGATCGCGAAGCTGCACGCCGGCGCGCAGATTGTCGTTACGCAAATCGAAACAAATATCTCACTGCCGGATCAGCTACTCGCCGAGAAGATCATCACGGCCGATCAGCTTGCAACGGTAAAGAAATTTATCGACCAGGCATTGAGCGGTGCGCGCATTGCCGAAAAGGGATTGGCCGATGCGCTGCTTGCTGATAAGCCATCGCTTGGAGGCCTGGCCCCGGTGGTCGCTGACATCATCGCTAACCTGCGCGGCCTCACTTCGCTGGTGAATAACGAGAAGGTGCAGAAGTTCTTTGCTGCGGTCGAGATTGGTTTGCGCGTCTTGGGTTCTTACTTCGCGTTGCAAATCAGTCGCGCGAAGGCATCCGGTTATTCAGCGATCGAGATCTGCCGACAGATTGGCGTGAAGTATGAGCCAGTGAAATTCAATCTGCTGGCGACGGCCTATGACGGCGCGCGGTTCGACGAATACGCCTCCGCGCTGTAACGACTTCGGGCCACGCTTCGCCGCGCCACATTGCGCACCACTTAAACCGCGAATTGCCGGTGATGCGTGGCCCGATCTTTTTGAGAAGGCGAAACAATGCTACTCCTGCTTGGCATTCCAGATACGACCACGATCGTCCTCGCGCTCTGGTCTACAACTCTGTTGGTAATTAGCGGCGTGAATTTGTGGAACCGCGAATCCAAGCGCCGGCTGCGCGATCAGGTGTCGAGTTTGCAGGCGTCTCTGGTTGAAGCTCAAACCACGGTCTCGCTCGCGAATCAGGCGAAGGAATTGCGCGAGGCGGAATCGACGCGTTTATCAGCAGAGCGCGACGGCTTTTTGCAGCGCATCACTACTCTGGAATCGCAGACAAATCTCGAAGGGCTGCGCACCGAAGTTAGCCAGCACCACACCGAAGTGATGGAAACGCTCAAGCGGGAAACGCTCGCCATCCAGCTTCGCATTACCGAAACCCTCAAAGAGAACAATCGCGAAATCTTAAACGGCTTCGGCAAGCACGCTGATAAAGACAACCAAATGTTGGAAGCGATCGCCACCTCTCAGGACCGCACGGCGATCGCTCTTACCGCTATCAACGAGAAGTTGGGAATTACACGATAAGTGAATGCCGCGCTACGACTCAGATGCGATCGACACCTGCTTGCGGCTCTATCTGGAGCACAACGGCGGTAATCAGGAAGCCATTGCGCGCGGGATGCGCGAAGCCGGCTACGTCAACTTCTCAAAATCAAACATCTCGAAATGGGCCAAGGAGCGCAACTGGAAAGATGCGCTCGAAATAAAGATCGCACTTTCGGCCGATGGCACTACTACGTCGGCTGAATTGCTTTTTCTGGAACTCGAAAGAGTTCGTCGCCAGCTCTACAAGCAGCTAGTTGCCAAAGGACCCAAGGCTGAGCGCGATCTGACTTATCAGTATCGCGACATCGCCAAGCTTTGTATTGAGGCGATGGCGCGTCTGGAAGCTGCTCGCGACAACTATGCGGGCTTTGCAAAGTTCTGGCTCGACCTGATGCAGGCGCCGAAAGAAGAGGTTCCCGAACAGGCTATTCGGGTGTTGGTGAAATTTACCGACGTGATTATCGAGTGGGCCAAGAGAAAGTACGCGAACACCGATGCCAGTAAGAGCTAAGAATTCGACGGCCGACTTGACGAATCAAATGCGCGCCGCGTCGGAAGCGGCGCTTCGTCGTTTATCGCCTAATCGAAAATATGGCCCAGCGGACGAACACCGGCGCTGGCTGCAACAGGTGACGCCGCAATGGACCTGGACGTGGAAACATCAACTGGCGATCGATGCCGTGTTGAATCGCGTGACTCGCGGCGAGCTGAAGCGCGTCATGTTCTTTCTTCCGCGCCGCCATACTAAGACTGAAAAAATCACAGTTCGTTATCCTGCCTGGCGTCTGGAAAAGAACCCCGAGACGCGCGTAATTGTCGGCACTTACAATCAGGATATTGCCGATAAATTCTCACGCAAGATTCGCCGCATAGTCGAAAGTCGCCTGAACCTCTCGCGCGATCTAAAGCAGGTCAAGGATTGGGAGCTGCCCGAAGGTGGCGGCGTGCGCGCCGTAGGCGTCAAGGGCGGCGTCGTTGGCTACGGCTCGAACATCATCGAGATTGATGATCCGATTAAGAATCGCGCGGAAGCCGAATCGAAAAAATATCGCCATCGGTGCATCGACTGGTACACGGACGATCTCTATCCGACTCTCGAACCAAACGGCGCAATCATTCTGACAACCACTCGCTGGCACGTCGAAGATTTGCCCGGATGGTTACTCAAAGAACAAGAGAATGGTGGCGATCAATGGTACGTCCTCAGCCTGGCGGCGCTAATTGAGACCGTGCAGCAAATGGAGCGAGATCCGTTGGGGCGCTCAATGGGCCAAGCGCTTTGCCCTGAGCGATACGATGAAGCGGCCCTGCGGCGAATTAAAGCCAACCTCAGCCCGCAAGCGTGGGCTTCACTCTATCAGCAAGAACCGATCGCAACCGAAGGCGCGGTATTCGATGTCGATTGGTTTAACCGAATCGAAGATCGCGCGCCGGACGGTTTGCGATGGACGCGCTATTGGGATCTCGCGGCCAGCACGAAGACCAGCGCCGATTACACCTGCTCTGCCGCCGTGGCATTAGCGAAAGACGGCACTCTCTACATTCGCGACATGATCCGCGGACGGTGGGAATGGCCCGACGCCAAAAGAGAAATCATCAAGTGCATGAAGGCTGAGCCGCGCACCCGTCACGGCGTCGAAGAAGCGCTGCATGGATTGGCTGCGGTCCAGGACTTACGCCGCGAGCGCTCGATCGTGAACGTGGCTTTTCGGGGTATCAAAGTTGTCAAAGACAAATTGTCTCGTGCGCTCGCTTGGTCTGAACGCGCAGCGGCCGGGAAAGTTGTGCTGATTCGCGGTCCCTGGATTAAAGCGTTTCTTAATGAAGCTGCGGTCTTCACCGGCGAAGGCGATACGCATGACGATCAGATCGACACCGTTTCGGGCGGCGTTGAGATGCAAGCCAAAGGTGGCGGGAGGATATACGGATGGTGAGATCGGCGATCGAGGCTTTACTGGCGAGCGCCAGCGGGCTCTATGAGCCTGCGGTTGGCGATTCGAATCTGACCATAGCATTGAAGCAGGTTCGTTCACGCGCCTATCGATATAGTGTTTTCGAAAACTATTATCGCGGCCGGCATCAACTCGCCTTCGCCACCGACAAGTTCAAGAATGCCTTTGGCGATCTGTTTCGCGCGTTCGCGCTAAATATGTGTCCGGCCGTCTGTGATGCAGTCAGCGATAACCTTCAGGTGAGCGGATTCGGACTCGAAAAAGGTCCGGCGAGTTTAGGCAAAAATGCCTTGTCGATCTGGCAGGACAATCGCATGGACCAACGGGCGGGCGAAGTGCATCTGGAAGCGGTCAAGACCGGCGACGCCTATGTAATCGTATGGCCCAACAGCGAAGGCGATCCGATTATCTATCCCCAATGCGGTGCGATCTGCACTGTCTATTATGACGTTGAGCAGCCAGGACGAATCCTTTGGGGTGCGAAGTTCTGGCGCGCTGCCGATCATCGGATTCGCGCGAACCTGTATTACACAGATCGGATTGAGAAGTATGTAACGCGCAGCCCGAATCCCAACGGCCTACCCGAAAAAGACAGCTCATTTATTAAGTTCAAAGCTGAAGGCGAGAGCTGGCCGCTAATGAATGAATACGGTGTCGTTCCTGTCTTCCACTTTGCCAATAATGCGGGCGTTGGACAGGCGGGCAATTCCGAACTCATTCCGGTAGTGCCACTGCAAGACGCTCTGAACAAAAGCGTGCTCGACATGATGATCGCGATGGAGTTCGCCGCGTTTCGGCAGCGATGGGCCACCGGCATTGAGTTGAGCTTCGACAAAGACGGCAAGCCGGTCTCTCCATTTGTTCCCGGCGCAGAGCGTCTATGGACCATCGATTCGACTGAAGCCAAGTTCGGCGAATTCGAAAGTGCGGATCTGGAAAAGTTCCTCGCCGTTAAGAAAGATTTCAAACTCGATATTGCATTGGTGTCGGGAACGCCGCTGCATTACTTCCATTTGCAAGACGGAGCGATTCCGTCAGGCAAAGCGTTAGACACGCTCGAACGTCGCCATGTGAAGAAAGTAAAGGATCGCATGACAACCTTTGGCAACGTTTGGGAAGACGTGATGGCCTTCGCGGTACAAATCAGCAGTGGGCGTAGCGCGTTGAGGTTCTCAACTCAATGGGTCGATCCGTTTGGTCCAACCGAAAAGGAAGTGCTCGATTCGTTGGTAGTCAAACAGTCGCTTGGCGTTGACGAAGAACAATTACTGAAGGAAGCCGGCTATAGCGCCGAAGACATTCAGGCGATGCAGCAGCGCAAAGCGGCGAAGCGCCAGCAGGCCGTGCAGGATTTCAATGCCGGGATGGGCGGCGGGCAATAGCCGGCCTCTAAACGATGTCGGATGCTCTCATTCTTGCTCGTCAATTTCGCGCGCGATTACTCCAGCAGGACGCGGCCGCGCAAGATGAAATCCTAAGGGCATACGAAAAGCTTTGGGTACGTCTTTCTGCCGAGATTGAACGCGTGGCCCAGCAGATCGCCGAAGCCGGCAACTCGCCCTCTCTAATCTTCGAGCAGCAACGCCTGCAACACCTTCAGGATCAACTCGCACTGGAAATCGATCGCGTCTCGTCCTTCGCTTCGAACGTCACAGTTCGCAATCAATCAGCAGTCATCAAAGCCGCGCGGTTGCAGGCAGTCGAACTGATGCGCGCAGCCGGCAGCGATGCCGGGGCGCGCGTCGCGTTTGCTTCGCTGGCGACTGATGAGCTGACTCACCTGGTGGGAATCGCGCGAGACGGCTCGCCGGTTGCCGATATGTTCAAGCAGTTGGCGCGAGTGATGAAGTTGGAATCGAGCGATGTCATAAAGGACCAACTGCTACAGGGCATGGCGTTGGGATCGAATCCGCGGACGATCGCGCGGCGCATAAGACAACAAGTTGACGATCGATCAAACGCCCAAACAGATCCGCGCATAGCGCGCCGTTTGAATATGGCGATGCGCGAACAAGTGTTTGGCGCTTACAACGAGGCGACGCGTTTGGGCTATGAACAGAATGCGCAATTGTTGGAAGGCTGGGTGTGGACGGCCAGGCGATCGCCGACGACTTGCATAATCTGTTGGGCGTTGGACGGGACGATCTTTCCGGCCGGCGCACCGAAGATTTCTCACATAGGTTGCCAGTGCACTATGCGGCCGCTGTTGCCCGGCCAGTCGCCGGGCGAAGCCGGACCTGACGCATTTGCGAAGCTTGAGATCGGTGTGCAGCGCAGCATCCTGGGTGACACGGCTTTCAGTGCTTACGAATCTGGAATGCTGGAGCTGAAGGACTTCGTCGGGTTCAGATCGGATTATCGATGGGGCGATTCGCGGTATCGTCGCAGCCTCGAAGACATTCTGGGTCGCGCGACGGTGCGAAAACTCAGATCGCCTCAAAAATGAATTCCGCTCTATTTGGCCCTGTGTCGAAAACAACGTCTTACCCTACGCGTTTTGAAAGTCGAGGTCACAGGGACGATTTGGGACAGTATAGCGACGCCCCACAGCCTCTATTTTCTAAAGTCCTAACCCTGCTTTTCATCTCTCGCGGCATCTTCCTTCTCTAAAAATCAAAAAAATCAGAAATAGCTCAAATCTGACTCGTTACAAAAGATCGCGTTTCTCGTAGTGTGCGGCCCATGCCCGAAGAGAACGACAAGCCCAACGACAAGCCTGCGGATAAGCCGGTAGACAAGCCGGCCGACAAGCCCAGCGATAAGCCCGCCGATAAACCGGCGAACGAGAAGACCTATACGCAAGCGGAATACGAAGCCGCGATCGCGGAAGCTCGGCAGAGTGCGCGGAAAGGCAAACCGTCAAAATCAACCAGCAAGCCTGCGAAGAAAGACGGTGGCGACGAAGAGGATGAATCGCCCGAACTAACCGAAGCGCGGAAGCGAGCCGATGCAGCCGAGGCCCAACTGCGAGTTCGTGACGCGCGCGATGCGGTCGAAACCGCAGCCAAAGCAGCCGGCTTTGCCAACCCCGGAAAAATCTATCGCCTGGTGAGAGACGAATTGTCTTTCGACGATTCAGGCAAGCCCGACAACGTTAAGGATTTGATCTCGATCGCGAAGCGCGATTTCCCGGAAGAGCTTTCCACGAAAGGGAAAGGTTCGGGCGACGGTGGCGCGGGCGGTGGCGGCGATGTTGGCGTTGGCATGAACGACATCATTCGCCGGGCTGCCGGCATTCGCAGTTAAGCAACAGGACCCCTCAACTTTAAGGAGAATTGAATGGGCTATAACGACATCATTACTCGCGACGATGCGAGTGCGCTGATTCCCGAGGAAGTCAGCAATGAGATTTTCCAGGAACTGCCGAAACAATCGGCGGCTCTTTCCATGTTCCGCTCAGTTCGCCTGTCGCGCAAGCAGCAAAGGCTTCCAGTGGCGTCCATTCTGCCGATTGCTTATTTCCGCAACGGCGATACAGGAATGGCCCAGACTTCGAAGCTTGAATGGGCCAACAAGTACCTCAACGTTGAAGAGGTTAATGTGGTCGTGCCGATCCCTGATACGGTCCTGTCGGACTCGGAATTCGACATCTGGGGCGAGGCCAAACCGAAGATTGCGGAAGCTGCCGGCGCGAAGATTGACGGGGCGGTTTTCTTTGGCACGGATAGACCCGAGACCTGGGGCGCTTCGATTGTTGAAGGCGCTGCCGCGGCCGGCTCGACCTTCGTGCGCGCATCGGTCCCTGATCAAGATATCAGCGTCGATGTTAGCGACACGATGAAGTTCGTCGAAGATGACGGCTTTTCGGTTAACGGGTTCGTCGCGCGCTCGGGAATCAAAGCGGCGTTTCGCGGACTGCGCGATCAGAACGGCGGTCTGATTTTCCAGCCCTCTTTGCAAGCCGAAACGCCCGACTCTCTCTACGGACAGAAAATTTCTTATTGCGAGACTGACTATTGGGACGACGATCAGGCAGATCTGCTTTGCGGTAATTTCACGAAAGGCATCATCGGCCTGCGTCAGGATATTACGTGGAAGCTCTTCACCGAGGCGAGCTATTTCGATAACCAGGGCAATCTTGTGTTCAACCTGGCGCAGCAGCACATGGTGGCGCTCGATCTGACTATTCGTCTCGCCTGGCAGGTGCCGAATCCGGTCACTCGCAAGAATCAAAACGCCGCAACGCGCTATCCGTTTGCGGTGCTACGCCCGGCTGGATTTACGCCGTAGGTTTTTCGAAAGATGCACCCCATGCCGCGACGGGACCGGAGGGCGGGCTTGCGGAAAGGTGACCCGCCCAAAGGTCAACGAAGTTGAATTCAAAAAGGAGATTCGAATGAGCGTAGAAACCGGAGGCGCACCGGCGCCAATCGCAAAAGAGGTTGTTGGGAATATTCCGGCGCGTGCTGCCGGCGCTGATGGTTCTGAGCCGATCGGCCGCGTTCCTTTCGACGGAACCATAACCGGCGTGACGTTCGTTCCGCGATCCACTTTGACCGGAGCGGACACTGATACGCGGTCGCTCTCAGTCGTCAATAAAGGTCAGGCGGGCGCTGGTACTACCTCAGTCGCTTCGCGAGGCTTTACCAACGGCGTGAACGCCGCGGCGTTCGACGAAAAGCCGTTGACGCTGTCTGCCACCGCGGCCGATCTGAATGTTGCGGAAGGCGACATCCTGGCACTCTCGTCTGCTCACAGCGGTTCGACCGGTCTCGCCGATCCGGGCGGCATCGTCATCGTTACGATCGCGCGGCGTCCGACCTCCGCGTAGCGGCTGAATTGAAAAAGGAAGGTTCAATGAAAAAGTATCCCGGTCGCACTTTCGTTGTAGTCGCTGCTCTGTTGGCGCTTTGCACGCTTGCGATTGCTGATTTCAATATTCAGCGCGGCGGTAGTCAGGTCAGAATTGAGACTGATGGTTCAATCAATCTCGCGGCGGTGGCGACTAAGACGACGACGGTTAAGAGTGGCACTAAGGCGCTGACGCTGGATATTTCGAATATCAGCAATGCGACGACGCGCACGTTGACGCTTCCGAATTCGAACACGACCCTTCCAATCATCTCGCAGATATTGACCTTCACCGGCCCCACTGCCGCGCGAAGTTATGTGCTGCCGGATGCTGCTACAACTCTCTGTGGTACTAACTCTGTTTGCTCTGGCTACCAGGCGGCGCTGACTAATCCGGTTCTGGCCGCTGGCTCTGGTTACAAGCTCGCTACCGGCGTCGCCACGGTTACCGGATCGGCCACGGTGGCGACTGGATTGACGACGGTGGTTTCTGTTACGGCGACGATGCAAGAGGACTTCTCGCTGACGAACGGGATCGGTTGCTCAGGTAGCGTTGGCGATCAGTCTGGTGCGCCCGCGGCCGGCTCGGTGGTTATCAAATGTTGGAAGCCGACTGCGAGCAATGATGTCACGCCGATCGCTTCTGGGGCTGCGCTTCATGTGAATTGGACCGCAAGAGGAACTTAGGTCGCACTTTCGTTCTAAGGAGACGTAATGGCTGAATACGTTCGAATTCAAAAAGGTGGTCGCGAACTGGCGGTTTCGAGCAAGGCGTTCGAATCGATCTATCGCGAAAAAGGATTCACGCTTGTCGGCGGTGATGAGCAAAGCGCGACGGACGAAGTTAAGGACGGCGGCGCGGGCAAGGGTGAGTCAACTGAGGTCAACTCGAAGTCGGGCGGCAACCGGACTGGTGGCGGCTCGAAGGCTAAGGGCTCATCGAAGGCGAAGGGTTCCAAGGCAGATGATTCAAAAGCCGCCGATGCCGAAAACGGCGGCGCTGTCGGACTTGACGAAGCCAAAGAGTAATGTCGATCGAGACGCTCATTGATGCCGATCAGTTGCGCTCGACGTTCGATATCGCGCAGTCGATCAAACCCGAGCGGTTGACGTTCTGCATTGAGAATGCCGGCCGCACATTGCGCTCGTGGGTTGGCGCTGACGCCTACAACGACGCGGCGAGTGAAGATCCGGACGACGAAGAGCGTGCTTCCGCTTTGGTGGCAGCTGAGCTTTACCTGTCGATGTACCACGCGCTGCTGAACACCGGCGCGCGCATTCGCAAGGACGGCATTGTTAAGTCTGAGCAGGACGCGGCCGGCCCGATTGGTAATAACGTCGTCAATCAATTCTATTCGCCCGACGAACTGATCAAGATGCGCCGAGAATATTACCAGCAGGCAGAGGTTCTCGCCGCCGATTTTATGCAGAACACATCGGGCGGTCAGGGAGTTGGCGCCGCGACTGTGACGATGCAAGGCGGATGGCGGACAGAAACCACGTCCGGCTCGCGCATCAATTAGCTCTTTCTCAATTCGCATGAACGTCGAAATTAAAATCGGCGCGAACCTGCCAAAGCTCGCTGAGAGCGTTGAGACAGATGTCGGAGATCTCGCCTGGCAAATCGCGGCCGGCGTCGAAGCTGAAGCTAAGCGGCTGATGCAGCAGAGCGCGCCGACTGGTCGAACCTATCGCCGCAGCGAAATCAATAAGCCGGCGTCGATTGCTCTGCTCCGCATGGGATTGCAATTCAGCAAGCGGCGGCAGGGAGCGGTGGTTGCCGGTTACCGGTTCCATCGCGCAAGTGCTCCAGGCGAACCGCCGTCGCCCGATACGACGAACCTGGTGAATTCAATTCGCGCAAAACGGACTGGCGCGATGTCGGCAGAGGTTGCAGTGAACGCCGGCTATGCAGGATTTCTTGAGCCGCCGTTTGCGGGTGAAACCGGAGTTGAAGGATTGCTGAATCGTCCGTTTCTCGCGCCCGCGATCGACTTTGTTTTAGAGAACGTGCTGCCGACCTTATGACGAGTCTTGAAACATCGCTTTACCTGGTAGCGAAGGCGGCGATCGAAGCGGCCGAGGAAGATACTCCGCTCTTTGAAGTCGAACTTACGAAGACCGTCTATGAAGCGCCAACCGCTCCGCGCGCAATTAGGATCGGCGATTCGAACGCGGACTATTTGCCGGCCAGCGGTGGCGCGATTGAAGAGTTCGACGTTCTGGGGAATCTCGAAATTCT